AGCAAAAGAAGAAACGCGCTCAACGCAACAAGGCTAGACGTAAGGCAATGCGAGAAGGCAAAGTGTCCAAGGGTGACGGTAACGACGTGGCGCACGTTAAGGCTATGGACAAGGGCGGCAAGAACTCTGATGGTACTAGCGTAGAAACAGCAAGCCGCAACCGATCCTTTAAGCGGGACTCTAAGGGCAACTTAGTGTCAGAGACTAGTAAGCGCGAGCGGAAAAAGACATCTAAAGCATGAAAATAGTTAACAACAGAGCAATGGTAATCAGGACTAAGCGCCCCCATTTAGTTACAGAACGTTTAAAGAACTACAAAGTAGCAGAGCAAGACGACGGTTACTTTAAACTAGCCCTGCCGTGGAGGTTACACGAGGCGCAGGTACTAAATAGCATAGGGGTTAAAAATGTACCCTCCCCTATTGGGCGTGAGTATGAGTGGTCAGGACGCCTTACTCCTTTTGATCACCAGAAGAAAACCGCATCGTTCCTAACGCTCAACAAAAAAGCTTTTTGTTTTAACGAGCAAGGCACAGGCAAAACTGCTTCTGTAATATGGGCAGCAGACTACTTGATGCAGGAAGGACTGATTAACCGAGTGCTTGTGATATGCCCTCTGTCTATTATGAAATCTGCATGGCAGGAAGACTTGTTTAAGTTTGCTATGCACCGCACTTGTTCCGTGGCCCACGGCGCATCTAACACGCGCAGGAAGATAATTAACGCAGGGTCAGAGTTTGTTATTATTAACTTTGACGGAGTAGCGGTAGTAAAAGAAGAGATAGAGAAAGGTGGGTTTGACCTAATTGTGGTAGACGAGGCTAGCGCCTACAAGAACGCACAGACAAACCGGTGGAAGATACTGCGAGACATCTGTAAGAACAAGGACTGGCTTTGGATGCTTACAGGTACTCCAGCAGCACAGTCTCCCGTAGATGCGTTTGGTTTAGCAAAACTAGTCAGCCCCAAGAACGTACCGCAATACTTTGGGCAGTTCAAAGACAAGGTTATGCACAAGGTTTCTCAATATACTTGGAGACCCAAGCCAGAGGCGAGCGCGATTGTGCACGCTGCCTTACAGCCGGCGATAAGGTTTCGTAAAGCAGAATGCCTCGACCTGCCTAAGGTTACTTTCGTAGACAGAGAGGCACCGCTTACTCCTCAACAGGCTTCGTATTACAAAACACTTAAAAACCGCATGATGATGGAGGCAGACGGAGAACAAGTTACATCGGTTAACGCAGCTACTAACCTCAACAAGCTCTTGCAGATATCAGGAGGTGCAGTCTACTCCGACGACCGCGAGGTTATTGAGTTCGATGTTAGCAACCGACTAAAAGTTGTTAAGGAAGTAATAGACGAGTCGTCACACAAAGTATTAGTGTTTGTACCGTTCACTCATACCATCGAGTTGCTTAACGAGTTTTGTGCTAAGAGTAAGATAAGCGCTGAGATAATCTCAGGTAAGGTATCGGTCAATAGACGGAGTGAAATAATAAAGGACTTTCAAACTACCGACAAAATAAAAGTGCTAATCATTCAGCCTATGGCAGCTTCGCACGGTCTTACCCTTACGGCGGCTAACACTATTATATGGTATGCCCCAGTCACAAGCGTTGAGACTTATCTACAAGCTAACGCCCGTATAGACAGGCCCGGTCAACACAACCCTATGACTATAGTCCATATAGAGGGTAGCGAAGTGGAACGGAGGCTGTACAAGATGCTGCGTTCTAACATCGGCAACCACAAAAAGATAATTGATTTGTACAAACAAGAAATAGATACTTGACACTGTAAACTAAAGTGTTTTAAACTGGCTATCCTTTCAATTAGGAGGAGCCATGAAAGATTCAGCAGATAAGCTAACCAAAATCTACATTAAGATGCGAACAGCGGTTAGCGAAAAAGAAGACGAAATAAGGAAAATAAAAAAGCAGCAAGAGACCGTAGTAGCAAAGCTGCTTGCGCTCTGCGAAGAGCAAGACCTCGATAGTCTGAGAACGTCCTCTGGCACAGTTAGCCGTAAGGTACAGACTCATTTTTGGACTAGCGACTGGGAGAGGATGCACGGCTTCATTAAGGAGCACGACGCCTTTCATCTACTTGAGAAACGAATTTCTACCCTAGCGATGAAACAGTTTCTTGAGGACAACCCTGACCTTATGCCTGTGGGTTTACAAGCTACCCGTAAGTATGTTGTTTCTGTATTAAAGCCGCGTAAAAAATGATTCGATTAAAAAATGAAAATGGGTGTTTCATACACCCACGGACCAACTCCCCCTGCGATTCGCTACAAGTAGTGATAGTTGATAGAGGAGAATTATCTAGGAGTTACTACGACAGTAATGGCTTAGCGTGTTGGTCTACCGGGTGTGCGCGGCCTGATGACAACGTGCCTGATAGCAAGGTGCAAGCTGGCCGGTGCATGGACTGCACTAAAAGCGTTAAAAGCGGCGGGCATAACCGGGGCGCGGCGTGTAAGTTTTATACTGTTATTAAAGTATTACTACCTGAAGACAACATAGTTTGTGAGCTACGCATAAGCGCAAGCAGCTTATTTGCTAAAGAAACTAATAGGCTTGGGTGGTACAAGCACATCGAATACTTAGAGAAGAACCAAGAAGAAGTAGAAGATATTTTAACCGAATTATATCTCGTCGAGCATTACAACTCGTACAGGATATATTTTAAACCCGTTCGACCTTTAGCCGAGGAAGAACTTGCGAACGTGGAGCAGCAACTAAAAGCGGCTTCGCAACCAACCAATCCTTTTATAGGAAACTCAGAGGAACTATACATGGCTAATCAATTTCACATAATCAAGAACGTTGAAGCTCGCTACCCGCGTCTGGACAAGCCGTACCGGTTTGACAACAAGGCAGGGAAGAACGGCAAAAGCGTCCCATGCGACCCTGCCGAAGACGGCGCGCGTTACGAGCTAGACTTTAGTTTGTCTGCCGCTCAAGCTAAGGACCTGTATAAAGTTATGCAGGACGCTTACACCAACGCTAAAAGTCGTGATAAGTCTTGGCCTGCCAAACTAGAGATGCCGTTCAAGAAGCAAGACGACGGTAGCTTTATAGGTAAGACTAGTCTGAAGGCAGCTTATAGCGGCAGTGTGACCGAGCCACCGGCTCAGTTTGATGCCCAGAACGAACGCCTTGGCGCTGACTTTATGCTGACTACAGGTAGTACAGTAAGCATAGCGGTCGAAATGATCCCGTTCAAGATGGCATCTACTGGTGTATCCCTTAGGCTCCGTGGTGTACAGGTGCTTGAGTATATCCCGTACAAGCCTGCGTCTCCTTTCGATGCGGTTGACGGCTTTACCGCTGACCAAAGCAAAGGCATGTTTGCCAAAGTTAGTACGGAAGCTGACGCTGAAGACGACGATGGCATGTTTGAAGCGGAAGGGCAGATTACTAAGCAGCCTTATTTGTTTGACGACGAAGAAGAGGCGGAAGTTGCCGCGCCTGTTAAACGAAAGACAAAGAAAGAAGCTGCACCGGTCGAAGACGAAGAGATGTCTGACATCATTGACATATGGGGCGACGAAGACTAATGAGCTATGGCTACACAACGAGGCTGGGTAGCCTAAACAAATTAGCTGATAGCTCTATGCTCGGGGTAAAACTTGGTCGCGTGTGCATTCGGAAGGAAGTTCCCGCCGCCCAAGTTGCCAGTCAACTGGGGGTAAGCAGGCAGACTGTTTACAACTGGTTTTCAGGAGTGCACACGCCTAGTAAAGAACTAACAGCTAGCATTAAACAACTAATAATAGAGTATAAAAAATGACTGACTTCAACCTCATAGACTATGTAGTCCCTACGGGCGGCTATTACTGTGTGGTTGGCGCAGGCTCAGGCTTCAAATCAGAGTATACAAAGGACCGAGCAGAAGTAGACATCTTAGTCGAGCAGTTCGTTAAGCAACGCAAAGATGTTTACTTCATGTTAGGTAAAATTACAGAAGCCGGAAGCAGAGAAGCAACAAACGTAGAATCTTTGCAGTCTGTTTGGGTAGACATCGACTGCGGTATAGGTAAGGCCAACGATATAGACGATGCAACGGGCCAACCTAAGGGGTACGAAACTAAGAAAGAGGCGCAGCTCGCGCTGAAGGAGTTTTGTGAAACTGTGGGGTTACCTTTCCCCGCTGTAATAGATTCTGGGGGTGGCATACACGCATACTGGGCGCTAACTGAAGAAGTGCCAAGGACGCGGTGGCTACCCATCTGCAAACGTTTGAAGCAAGTCTGTGTAACTCAAGAGTTTTACGCCGACCAAAGAGTATTTGATGCGTCTCGCATCTTAA